GATTAAACAATCTAACCTATGTAATGAGATTTACCAATATACTGATGAAGAAACTACGGCAATCTGTACACTATCTTCTATGGTTTTAAAGAACTTCATTGTTAGTGGTAAGTTTGATTATCAATTATTATTTGATGAGGTTAGAAAAGTTGTTAGAGCGTTGAACAATGTTATCGATAAGAATAATTACTCAACTGAAAAAGGACTTAAGGGTGGTTTAGAACAAAGGGCGATTGCTATTGGTACACAAGGACTAGCTGACGTATTCTATTTAATGGATTACATTTTCACATCTGAAGAGGCGAAAAAATTAAACAAAAATATTTTTGAAACTATCTACTTAGCGGCAATCACCGAAAGTAATCAGTTATGTAAAGATGGTAAATATAAACCATATAAATTCTTTGAAGGTTCTCCAATGTCAAAAGGAATATTCCAATTTGATATGTGGGGATTAAAAGAGACTGAATTGTTTTGGCCTGAGTCAAAATGGATGGAACTTAAAGACAGTGTTGAAAAATATGGGGTTTGTAATTCATTATTTACCGCACAAATGCCTGTGGCATCTTCAGCGAAGATTACGGGGTCATTTGAAATGACAGAACCAGCTCACTCGGCATTATTTAATAGAATTATGATTGTTAACAAATATCTAATTAACGATTTTGAAAAATTGGGAATTTGGTGTGAGGATTTGAAAAACGAAATCATATTAAATGAAGGTTCAATCCAAAACATTAATTTTAATACTTACCTTGATGTTGAAGATAAAAATCATAGTAAAAAAGTTGAAAGAATCGAACATTTAATTGATAAGTACAAGACAATTTGGGAGATATCACAAAGAGAATTAATTAATATGGCTGCGGACAGAGCTCCTTTTGTTGACCAATCTCAATCAATGAATATCTATATGTCTAATCCTACTTTATCAAAAATATCGTCATCTCACTTCCATTCTTGGGAAAAAGGATTGAAAACTTTATGTTACTATGTAAGAACAAAGGCGATATCTACAGGTGCTAAACATTTGGCGGTAGACATTTCAAAATCTATACAACCTAAAATTGAAGTTCCAAAGGTGGATTATAGTAATATGAATTTACCACCAAAACCAGCAGGAATCGATATTGAATGTTTTGGATGTTCATCTTAATTAAAATATAATAACAATAATCACGACACTACGTCGTGATTTTGTTTTTTAATCTATTTATAAGAAATAATTATAAGACTATATTTATAATATATGGCAAATGGTAGAACATATGGTATTGCGTTTCCTTTCAATGATTCCACAGATGGAAAGTATTTGAAATTAACACAAACGGCCAATGATGAGATTAGAACGGATTTAATACACCTTTTATTAACTAGAAAAGGTTCAAGATATTTTTTACCTGATTTTGGTACAAGGTTATATGAATATATTTTTGAACCACTAGATAGTCCAACATTTAATAACATTGAGTCAGAAATAAAAGAATCTTGTGAGAAATATTTACCACAATTATTAATAACAAATATTTCAATTAAAGCTGCGGAGAGTGAAGAAGCGGATATCATTGTAACCACAAACGGGGACGCTATTGATAGAAGTTATACAATGCCAGGATTGAATAGTGCAGAGTATACTGCAAAAGTTAGAATTGATTATACGATTACAGATGATGTATTTGGTTCTAAAGATTTCGTAATTTTAAATATTTAAAGAATATGGCAGAAAAAAGAATATCATACACGGTAAGGGATTTTCAATCAATTAGAACCGAGTTAATAAATTTTACAAAAACTTATTATCCTGAGTTAATTGATAATTTTAATGATGCGTCAGTTTTCTCGGCGTTCTTAGATTTAAACGCTGCGATATCGGATAATTTACATTTCCATATTGATAGAAGTATTCAAGAAACTGTTTTACAATACGCTCAACAAAAATCATCTATATTTAATATTGCCCGAACTTACGGTTTAAAATTACCGGGACAACGTCCGTCAGTATCTTTACTTGATATATCTATTACCGTTCCAGCTAATGGAGACAAAGATGATGAAAGATATGAAGGGTTATTGAGAAGAGGTAGTCAGTTTATTGGTGCGGGACAAGTTTTTGAAAATGTATACGATATTGATTTTTCTTCACCGTATAATTCTCAAGGATATCCTAACAGATTAAAAATACCTAACTTTGATGGTAACAATATATTAATTAATTATACAATAACAAAAAGAGAATTAGTTGTTAATGGGATTACTAAAGTTTTTAAACAAGTAATTGCTGCGAATGACGTTAGACCTTTTTATGAGATATTTTTACCTGAAAAAAATGTTTTAGGAGTTACTTCAGTCCTTCAAAAAGACGGTACAAACTATGCTAACGTACCAACGGCTCAAGAATTTTTAAGTGAAGTTGGTAGATGGTATGAGGTTGATGCTTTGGCTCAAGATAGAGTTTTTATTGAAGACCCAACAAAACCAACTGATATGCCGGGAATTAAAGTTGGTAAGTATGTCACAACTAACGATAGATTTATTACAGAGTTCACACCTGAAGGTTTCTTTAAAATGACTTTTGGTGGTGGTAATACTTCTGCGGATGACCAACTTAGAGATTTTGCAAGAAATGGAATTAATGTTCAAAGTATGCAAACATACTTAAATAACTTTTCATTAGGTTCTACATTAAAGGCAAATACAACATTGTTTATTCAGTATAGAGTTGGTGGTGGACTTGCAACTAACATAGGGGTTAATGTAATTAATCAAGTTGGTAATGTTTCATTCTTTGTTAATGGACCTTCAGAAACAACTAATACTTCGGTAGTTAATTCATTAACTTGTAATAACGTAACGGCTGCGATTGGTGGTGCTGGATTACCTACTTTGGAAGAAGTTAGAAACTTTGTTTCATTTAACTTTGCGGCTCAAGACAGGGCGGTTACAATTAGTGATTATGAGGCTTTGATTAGAAAAATGCCAGGACAATTTGGAGCACCTGCCAAAGTGGCGATTGTTGAAGAAGATAATAAAATTAAAATTAAGACGTTATCATATGATATATCAGGTGCGTTAACCTCTATTGTATCAAATACTTTATTAGCTAACTTAGCCGAATACTTATCCAATTACAGAATGTTAAACGACTATATCTCAGTTGAGACTGCTCAAGTTATTGATTTGGCTGTTGAGGTTTCAATTGTTTTAGATGCAAGTCAAAATCAGGGTGCGGTAATTGGTTCGGTTATTAATAAAATAACTGATTATTTTAATCCCGCAATTAGACAATTAGGTCAAAATGTTAATGTTTCTGAAATCAATAAGATTATACAATCTGAAAATGGTGTTTTATCTTTAACTGATTTAAAAGTGTTTAATCAAGTTGGAGGACAATATTCTTCTTCAGAAACTTCTCAATCGTATTCTGATTTAGCGACAAAACAAATTGGACTTATTGATAATACTATCTTTGCATTACCTACTCAGATATATCAAATTAGATATCCAAACAAAGACATTACAGTCAAAGTTAAGAATTTCCAAACAGTATCGATTAGTTAATAATTTATTTATTAAAGTTTCTACCTATCTTTATATTAACTTGTATTTCAATATGAAATACTTGATGAGATAGTTTTCAAAAACTGTCAATTAACTATTTATGATATAAATGGAATATATTAATGGGAAATTCGTATAGAATTAGAACAACACCTGGACAGGATAAGAACTTAGTTATTCAAGTCGACCAAGACTTTGAACAACTTGAGATATTATCACTTAAGATTAGACAAGATGATGTCTATTTAAGAATGTGTGCCGATTACGGTGTTATTGCGGGCAGGGTGTTTGCGAATAATGGGTTTGGATTACCAAATGCTAAAGTTTCAGTATTTGTACCAATATTACCTGAAGATGAGAATAATCCTATTATTTCCACAATATACCCTTTCAAAAATTTAGAAGATACAAACGATGACGGTTATAAGTTTAATTTATTACCTTATCTACCTTCTTATTCTCAACACGTTCCAACTGGAACTTTTCCAAGTAGAAAAGATGCTTTAGTTAATCAAACGGCTGTTGAGTTATACGACAAATATTACAAATATACTGTAACAACAAATGATAGTGGGGATTATATGATATTTGGTGTTCCTGTTGGAACTCAAACATTA